CTGGACTTGCCAATATTGTCAAACACAAACGTTTGGTAATAGCGGTACAATCGACCACGTCATACCACGTTCGCGTGGAGGAGAATATTCTTGGGACAATTTGGTAACGGCTTGCAAATCCTGTAATTCAAAAAAGGGAAACAAGACGCCAGCCGAAGCAGGAATGAAATTGTTCAACAAATCACCAAAGTTGAACTACAGAGCAATCCTGCGAAATCTAGGAGCCTCCCGAAAAGAATGGCGTGAGTACTTGTTCCTTGGAGCCTAAATTTTTATTTCCTTTAGAATCAATAGTTTAGCTGCAAGTCATTGATTCTAAAGGAAATATAGTTCTAGCTTTTTTTGCGCCAATGCGCTATACTAGTTCTATAAGGTTGATTAAAGGAGAAAAGAAAATTATGGATTTGTTTGTTTTGTTCGGTGTTGTGACTGGCTGGAGGCGGCAGGTGCTGGGCGTGTACTCCACCCGAGAAGCGGCTGTCGAAGCTGCCGCCTCCTTTGAAGAGACCGAAGGCCACGGTCGATGGTATGATTCGTTCCAAGTTTGCGTGCATTATCTGGATGAACCTGCTGAACTTGGACAAAACCGCGTAGAAGATTTCGTCCTGTAGCTCAGTTGGAAGAGCACCGCACTTTTAATGCGAGAGTCGCAGGTTCGAGTCCTGCCAGGATCACCAAAAAGATTGTTGTGGTTTTAGAAAAGAAAAGGTAGAATAAATTATGACTGGTGATTACTTGTGCCGTTACTACATCAAAGGACGTCTGACAGAAGAGGTTGTATACGCTTCGTCTCCGTTCCAGGCTCAGCGAATTGTTGAAGCGAAGTATAAGGGATCCGACTTCCGTTGGTCTGGACCTCCGAACTTGGCTAAGAACTCCATACGCTGGACCTAAATATAGTTTGACATTGACCTCGCGAATAAGCCAAGTATGGCGATATCGGAAAGTCGATCGATCGACTCTTGGAAGATTCTGTTCTCTCTCTATCTTCCTTGTAAAGCCGCTGCTGTTTGGAAGTTGCGCGATCCACCGACGAGGTCAATCCAGAATCGCTGGCCTAGCTCAATTGGCAGAGCATCTGATTTGTAATCAGAAGGTTGTCAGTTCGATTCTGACGGTCAGCTCCAAATACGCGAAAGTTAAATAATTATGATCCTTGTTGACTTAAATCAGGTTGTGCTGTCAAACCTTATGCAGCAAATCAATATTACCAAAAGTGAGAACGTCGAAGAGAACTTTCTGCGGCACATGGTTCTGAATTCTATTCGTTCCTACAAGACTAAGTTTGGCCACGAGTTTGGTGAGATTGTTTTATGCAACGACACCTACAACTACTGGCGCAAAGACGTCTTTCCTTACTACAAGGCAAACCGCAAAAAGGCACAGGAGTCTTCTCTGTACGATTGGAACGTAATCTTCCAGTCGCTCAACAAGATCAAAGACGAGATCCGCGAAGTCTTCCCCTACAAATTCGTGGCCGTTCCGCGTTGTGAAGCCGACGACGTGATTGCTGTTCTCACTCGCGCCTATTGTCAATCCGAGAAGATCCTTATCGTTTCAGGTGATCACGATTTCGTTCAGCTGTTCAAGTACCCTAACGTCCAGCAATACTCTCCTGTTCAAAAGAAGTTTATCACCGAAGAAAACTCTGTAGAATTTCTCAGAGAAAAGATTATCTACGGAGACTCAGGTGACGGCGTTCCTAACATTGCTTCCGAAGACGACACCTTTGTCGCTGGTAAACGACAGCGTAGGGTAACAAACAAGATTATCGAAGCGTTGGAAACAAATCCCAACTATCAGCGCAACAAGGTTCTTATTGATTTTGACTGTATTCCTGATATGGTTTCAGATGCGATTCTAGCAGAGTTTAAGAAGCCGATGACAGGATCAAAGGATAAGGTTTATCCTTACCTGATAAATAATAAGCTGAAACTGTTACTTACAGCACATGGAGAATTTTAATGGCATACGTGAAACCACCTTCTGAAATTTTTGCGGAAGCGAATCTGATTGACACAGTAAAGGAACGAGCAGAATTTTTGCGAGCCCATATGCGTCCTTCTATTCGCATTTTATTGGCTTGTGTCTTTAACCCTAAGATTGTCTTCCCCGATTTCTCAGACGTTAAATGGAAGCGACTCAACAATCAACGTGGTATTACTGACACGAATATCGACAAAGAATGTCGTAGAATCTATGTCCTTTGCGATGAAGTTAACATTCCGTTCGAACGCAAAAAAGCAAAATTGATTCAGATGCTTGAAGGAATGCATGTTGATGATTCTGAACTATTATTTAACTGGATTCTCAAGAAGAAATTACCAGCATCAAAGATTACTAGTTCGTTTATCATCAAATCTTTCCCTGAACTTTTTGTTTTAAATATTAGTCCAGTAGTTTACGGACGTTAGAAATTATAGTATAATAATTATTGAAAGAGGTAATAAACTAAAATTATGTCAAAATTCGATTCTTTTACACTTGATGTACTCTCAAACTTTTCTCAGATCAACAATTCAATTGTTGTTCGTAAAGGCAACGAAATTCGTACAATGTCAGAAAATAAAACCATGATGGCTGAAGCTATTGTTCCTTTTACGTTTGATCGTGACTTTGGTATCTATGATTTACGCAAACTACTAGGATGTGTTTCTATTACCAAAGATCCTGACGTCACTCTGGATGAAAAGCATCTCGAATTGATATCAGGGAATAATAAGATCAAGTATCTGTACACGGATATTTCTCAACTGCTAACTCCAACCAAACGCATAAACCTTCCTAGCACAGAAGTCACGTTTGAACTTACTTCAACTGTTCTGACGGAGGTAATTAAATGTTCTCAGGTTCTTTCTGTTGATGATGTTTGCATCTCTTCCGAGCTCGGCAAAATTATTATCACTGATCTTGACAAGTCTAATCCAACCTCTAATTCTGCAATCTTTAATGTTGCTGGTACTTCTAAGGGTGACTTCAAGGCTCTCATGAAGATCGCTAATCTGAAGTTTATTCAAGACGATTATGAAGTAAAGATTTCTTCAAAGGGTATTTCGACATTCGAGTCAAAGAACCGCCCAGTGAAGTATTACATTGCTATTGAGGCTGATTCAAAGTTCTAATATATGCCTAACCAAAACTTTTCTCATCTAAAGAATTATAAGATCGAGGAACATAATCCCTTGTACGGGAAATTTCTTTGTGTTCTAAAAGAACTACAAAAGGAAGACAAGTTGATCTCTTGGCACAAAGATATCGAGGGACGACAATACCCAGTACATATTTGTTATCCAGAAATAGATTTTTCTACTTGGATGCATTTGAGTGAACCAGAGGTTCTGATGAAGTACACTTATATTCGGTCGCACGAAACAGCCAATTTACAAGACCCTTCTTCTTTCTTCCGAAAGAAGAGAAAAGAGCCTGTTAGTAAGGCAGAATGGTGTTGTAACTCTGAGTTAAATACTAAAAAAAGAGGTCCTTTTGTTGGAACTTCTATCGAAGATAACACCGAGATTGTTGTTGCTTCTAGGTCAAAATTTAAGTCACCGAAGAAAAAATTCAACGGTGAAGATATCTTCCCTGCACCTTCTCGTGTAGTCTCTGTTTTACCAATTTAATTGACTTAGTTGTTTTGATAAGGTATACTATATTATGAAAGTTAATACATTATGGACGGAAAAGCACAGACCGCAAACGATTGACAATTGTATCTTGCCTGACGATATCAAGGCATCGTTTAAGGCGTTTGTTGACAAAAATGATCTGCCGAACATGTTGCTGACAGGTAAGCCTGGGATGGGCAAAACTACAATCGCCAAGGCTGTGTGTAATCAATTAAATTGTGATGTGATGGTTATAAATGGTTCTGACGAGGGTAGAACCATTGACACTCTGCGAGAGAAATTAAAGTCGTTCGCGTCAACTGTTTCTCTTTCAGGCGGCTTAAAGGTTATTATTATTGACGAGGCAGACTACATGAATGCCCAGTCGGTACAACCTGCGCTTCGTAATTTCATGGAAGAGTTTTCTTCTAATTGTAGGTTTATTCTTACCTGCAACTTTAAGATGAAGATTATTGATCCATTGATCTCGCGTTGCACCGTGTTCGAATTCAACATTCCCTCTTCACAGAAACCCAAACTAGCAGCGCAATTAATGAAGCGAATTTCTAATATTCTGCAAGAAGAGGGTGTTGAGTTCGACAAGAAGGTTGTTGCGGAAGTTATTATGAAATTCTATCCAGACTTTCGTAAAACTATCTCTGAGTTACAGCGTTATTCAACCCAGCGAGGAAAAATCGACGTTGGTATCCTTGCGGCGATTGAAGATGTAACAATCAAAGATCTAGTAAACTCGCTAAAGAGCAAAGACTTTGGTGGGATGCGGAAGTGGGTAAATGAGAATCTAGATAATGATCCTACACAGATTATACGTACTGTGTTTGATTCGTTGGAGGATCATCTTGAACCTGCTTCTGTTCCTCAGGCGATTATTATTCTGGCTGATTATGCTCACAAGTCATGTTTTGTAGCAGACATGGAATTAAACCTTTCAGCGATGTTTATCCTAATCATGGCTGAATGCCAATTTAAATAAACCATGCCAGAGCTAAAAGACATTCTTAAGTCTATCAACATTACAAAGGACGGGGATCTGATTGACGATTACAACAAGTCAGATTACCCTCCCTTTGTTGTGAATAGATGCTTCTCGTATTATCCAGACACGATCCTTCACGCAAATGAAATGAATATGCGTTCTGATCTAGATAAGAAACTACAGTATAAATATCTTCTGAACGCAGTTCGGAAGAAGAGTAGATTCTCTCCGTGGTTGAAATATAAGCTTCCTGAAGAGATCCAGTTGATCAAAGATTATTATGGTCTGTCAACTGCAAAAGCCAAAGAAGCACTTCCCCTGCTTTCAAAAGATGATTTAAAGAACATCAAACAGATTTTGGATAAAGGTGGAATTAAGAAATGATTGAATCGCTAGTCGAGGTAACTCTAGATTCAAGGGACAATTTTCTAAAAATAAAGGAAACCCTGACTAGAATTGGTATCGCCTCTAACAAAGAACGTAAATTATATCAGTCCTGTCATATCTTGCACAAACGTAGCAAGTATTACATCGTGCATTTTAAAGAGTTGTTTGCTCTTGACGGACGCAAGTCTACTATGGATGATTCTGATATAGAACGTAGAAATGCTATTGCGATGCTATTAAACGAATGGGGTCTTTGCAAGATTGTTGATATGGAACAGGTAAAGAACTTCTGTCCCTATAACAAAATCAAGATCTTGTCGTATGGTGAAAAAGACAAGTGGGAATTGATCTCTAAATATTCTATTGGTAAAAAGAAATTTTAGGGAGAACGAATGTGACTTATAAGCCAACTGAGCGAAGTGCTAAAACAGCCTACACGAAGTTGAATAAAGCCATATTTAATTCCCAACTACCGCCATCTTCTTATATTGATTTTGATATCGGGGAGATTCCGATGAAGTGGTGGGCTTATTGCGAGTACAAAAAGATAACAGGATTTAAGATAAAGTTACTTCCTGAATACATTAGCCGCGATTTCTTTATTGCGATTCTGGCACACGAAATGGTCCATGTGTGGGAACAGTTAACCTATTCCCGAATGACACACGGACCTAATTTCTTTTCGTTTA